CTGTAACAACTGCATTAGTAGCATTTGTAACAGCATCCCAACCTTTTCTAGCACCAAGTCTACCATATTTATCTATGATACAATTAGTTGCTATAGAAGCATACCCACTTTCAAGCGTAACAGAAGAGTCTTGGGTGTTTAAACCCATGAATCCTGGTGCTGAAATGGATGTAGTTTTTAAGGTCCCAGCCATGCTAGTTAGGATACCAAGTAGTTTCTTCTACTCTATGACCATTCTCAATTGCAATGAGGTCAGCTAACATATTTCTATAACGCATCTCTTGATCTTGATTACCACCATCTTCACCTCTTTCAGCAATTGCTCTAGCAAGTGTTGCTTCAATAAGAAGCGTATAAGGTATTTGCACTACTTCAGTGTCAAGAGTTAAATCATCTTGAGGCATAACCACATTAAAGCGTAATGTGTAAACAGCATCAGGTACTGGGAATACATCTACTTGAGAATCACCATAAACAGTAACACCATTAAAATTGTAGTATATTGGACTACCCTTTTGTACAGATGTTAGTAATAAATGAGATTCAAACCATCTACCATCTCTTGGTTGCATAAAGAAATTATCAGTGTCATTAATAACTTCTAAAACTCTAAAGCGAGTTCCAGCACCACTAAGAACATAGTTGAATAAATCAGGAGCAGTAGTAGCTGTAAGAGTTGTTCTTAAAACAGACCAGTTCCAAGCATCTTCTATTTCTCGTTTGGATACATTAACAAGTTCACCAATAAGAGCACTATATGAGTTTTCACTCACAGAGGCTACAGTTGGTTCTCTTAATCTTCGTAAAACCTTATTGACAATTTCTAAATAAGTCATGTATTATTTTCCCAGTATATATAACAATTATACCATAATTATGGTTTAATGTCAACTACTTCTTTTTGTTTTTATTTCTGTTAGATATTGCTTTAGCTTTAGCCTTTGCATCTGCTTTAGAAGAAGCACCCCAAGCTTTAAGAGATAGTAGTAATCTTGTAGGCTCTCCATTAGGTTTCTTTTCAGGTCCTGGCATACCACCCATACGAGCTAAGAAAGAAGCTCTACGAGGGTTATCACCAGCTTTAACAGGGGCTTTTAAAGTGCCTCCTGTATAACTAGCTCTTCCTTTGGCATTCAACCCACCTTTAGGATTCTTGCCTTCTTTTCTTGTCCACGCTGGAGTACTCATTTCTTTTTAGGTTTAACAACCATTTTTTTACCTGATTTCTTAGCTGCTTTTTTAGCTGCTTCCATACCAGTCTTAGTGTAGCTATATTTTTTTCCGTTTACCATTGGCATAATATTTTCCTTTTAGTTAAAGTTTCTTTTACCTTTATTATCTATTACTAAGGCTTGTTTTCTAGGGGTACTGCCTTTAACAGTTGGAATAGATATGTGTACCCAACTATCAAATTCTAATATAACCTGATCGTAAGGAATATCAGCAGTAACAATGGCTCTAACCACAGCATCAGGAGACATTCCCTTGACATTAAAGTCAGCTGCACACCCCTCACAATGTTGAGATGTTTTAGATCCACCCACTGATTCATTAACTTCCTTTGATCTATATCCTGAACTTATGGATATGGGTTTATTAACCACTTTACGGACTTGTTCTAAAAATAAAGCAAGTCTTTCTAAATTATCTTTTACTTTAGCAGAGGGTGTATTGTCTACTCCTCTTCTACTTGCTACTTGACTAAATGTAAGTTCTTCTAAACTAAAGTTAGGAGTTAATTTCATTTCTTCTTAATATAGAACAAACTGCGTTCTCCAAAGAGATAGAATCCAACTGCACTAGCAAAGTTATTAACCTCATCACTTGGTTGTCCACTACATATCGTATATACCCATGTAGAAAGCACAAGAACCCCTATTATAGGACGCATCAGTCTAACTATGGCTTCTACCCAAGGGTAAGACGGATTACCTGCCCCAACCTCATTCATAACCTTAAAGAACTCTAAATCTATACTCTTCATTTGAGTATATTGTTCAATAGTAGCTGGTTTAAACACATCGGGTGCTACAAACTTATTAATAAGAGACTTACCTAAATCCATAGCTACAGGTAAGAATGCAGATAATATGGTTATTGGATCCATTAAAATTCCTCTAAATTAAAGTTATGCTCATCACAAACCATCTTTGAATACTTTTTAAACTTAACTGAGTGCTTATCATAATCCGTATGCCCACTATTCCATAACATACAATGGACCATTTCGTGCATAAGGGTCTCAGATACTTTTAAAAAAGAATCATTAGCAATGTCTACTTCTATTCTTGTAGGGTAAGTGTGAAAGTACCCTAACACTTCTCCCTTTGTATCCATCACTCCAAAGCCCACTTTATGAGGTGCTGGCATTGGGTATAGATTAAAGGGTGGTAGTTTAACAAAACAGGCATAGAGTTTACGCAAGTTTTGTTTAGTTAATAGCATCTTAAAAGAATTTATGTGTTAGTAAAAAAACAATAACGAACCCTGCTGTTCCTAAAAGTATTTGCTCTAGTCTTTTAAGACGAGCATTAATTGACTCATAACGAAAAGCACATACTTCTTCATGCGTACTTAGTCTTGACTCAACTTCATTTACATTATGCTTAACCATTACTAACTCCAATTTTGATTATTAAGTACTGTAATAAGCTCTTCTACAGTAGTTGATGCTTGTATATCAACTTCTAATCTATTTGACTCTGTGATGATTTGTGTGCGTTCTAAAGCTACTTTTGCAGGGATCTCTATAGCTCTTTCAGCTTTACGAATAACATACCAATCGGTAGAATTTAGTAGTTTACCTGCTGTATCTTTAACTTGAGCTACAAATTGACTTTTAAGTCCTTTAGTTACCACTTGTTCTGTAGTGTCAACCATAGACTCTGTAGCTTTGTCATACACTTGTTTGTAGAGTGGTGAGCCATCTTCTTTTACTTCAAGTTTATCTTCAAGAGCTTTAGGTAAGTCTGTGTCCCAGTAGAATCTTGAGTCAAATGGTGCTGGGTCTGCTACCCATGTAATGCCAATAGCTGCTTTTTGTTCTTCTGTAGAAGTGTTAAGCCATTGTGGTGGGTATTGTGTTCCATTAGCATCATAAAAGGAGGTTCCCTCTGCTAATCTATTTCCGTTTAATAAAAACATAGTTTTCTCCTGTTATCTTGCGTTAGCGTTTTTAAATGGGTTTTCTGCAAATGCCATGTATATAAATGTTTGACCTGAACCATTACTACCTGCGTCTGTGCTTCTCCATTTAAAACCATTACTTAAAAAATCACAAGCATCAGAAGTTCCTTCTGCATTAGATAAATTAGGTAATAAATATGAATTTGTTACATTATAAGTATTTCTTGAAGAATCAAATACAGACCAATTTCTTGCGCCATCAGTAGAGCTTTTCCATAATATAAATTTAGGTCTAAATCCTGTATATACAAACGGCCCATCAGCAGAACCATTACCTGTGTAAGAACCAAACTTACTAAACCCTGCTATTTCTGCCCAACAATAGGCTACATATTTTTCACCATTTGCACCTACATTACCTTCTAAACCATTTACAGAAAATACAGTACTTGTTGGTGCAGTATTATTCCAATAAGATGTTGAAGTTGCTGCGGCAGCAGTTGTGTTTAATATGAGATATTGATTAGTTGCTAAAGAGCCATGATATACAGGCCAGGGTCTGCCAATGTCCCTATCTTTAAGAATAATTAATTTAGGTGCAACCCCAAGTCCATGACCGATAGTCATAGCTCCACCATTACCTGTGTAAAGAACAATACTAAACCCAGCAGTTGCGTTTACAGATACAGTACTCGTGATGGTACCACTCGTGTTAGATGATGTTGTTCCTTGACCAGCTTGCCATTGCCAGCCTACATAAGTATCACCATTAAGATTCCATCCATAATAAGCATCAACAGTATCAGCACCTAATGTAAATCCGTTTGAAGCAAAACCAACACCTTGTGCATCATAAATTTCTGCATTAGTTTGGTTAGAGGATAATTGATAACCAGCACCACGAACAGAGTCAGCTAAAATATGCCATGTTGCTCCACTACTTCTTGACTTTACCCATACTAAATCAGTTTTAAAGGAGCCAGCATTAGTTACTGTGCGACTAGCACCATTACCTGTATATAGCGTTGCATCCATCACAGTATTACCTTTTTTGATAGTGCTATCAGGTAGGTTAAATGTGTTTAGTCTTACAAAGCCTGTAGGTGGTGTGTATGCAAACGGTCTTTGACCGAAGTTTACTTGATGCCCTGCATTTATGTAACCATAAACAAATACAGTCCATTGTATCCCAGCTAAATCGCTATATGCAGTTCCTTGACTTGTTCCATTTTTATAAAAAACTATTGTGCCAGCATCCATATCAACAGCAACGCCTAATGTATCACCAGCAGCCCAAGATGCACCATAAGCTGAAGATGTTCCATTACTTTCTTTTACTCCTGTTTTTCTATATGCTCTATAAATTCCGCCAGAAGTAAAAGTAGTTCCTGTTTGGTCAATCGTAACACCAATCCAATTATCTGTGCCTGTTGCAGAGCAATAGGTTTCCCAATACCATTTACCTGTTAAAGGTAGTTGAATTGTTGCTTTAGGGCAAGACTCCCCACCCCCACTACTAAAGTCTAAATTACCAGCAGTAAGTGCTACAGAAGATTGCAAAGGATTTAAAGTAGCATAATTAGCCACAGTCGCACTTGTTAGCGTAGGACTGTCTATCATAGCATCATAGGTTGTGCCAGCAGTTACAGATATGTTATTAGTAGTCCAGTAGTTAGCATTCCCACTAAAGTCTTTACCTAGACCAGCATTAGAACCTGATGTAGTAGCTATGTCAGAGAATTTAAGGTAGAAGCCATTAGTGCCATAAGTAGAAGTGTAGGCTTTAGGTTTCCATGAACCTGTAGTTGTATCTGTTTCACCGAATGATGATGGTGTTAGAGCTTGTCCATCAATGAAGTTGACTTCTGCCATGTAACCATCAAATGGTTCAGAGTTTGACCAATTTGCTCCAATTTTATTATTAGCGTTTGCACTTGTTAATTGTGAAGTATCATTTTGAGCTGGATAATTTGCAGTTGCAAATGCAGTAATTTGACTTCCATTTACATACATTTTAATTCTATTAGAAGATGTTGCTTGTGTTGTGTCAATAGCTAATACAATATGATACCAAGCACTTGGGTCTCTAAATACTTGAGTTGTTTTTAACTCATAGGCTGCAGAGCCACCAAACTCTATTCTTAAAGCATCATTTGAAAAATTAATTTCTGTAGAGTAACTAGCACTTCCGTTATAGCAACCCATTAATCTATAATTTGCTGAACTACTTAATAGACCTCGTTTTACCCATGCAGAGAATGTTTGAATTTTATTATTTGTGCCAGTAGTTGCAAAAGTTCTATTTAAATAAGCACTAGCACTACTTCTAAAGCGAAGTGAGTTATTTATGTCATAACCACCACTAGAGATAGCATTACTATTGTTTAAAATAGCCATTAAGCCATTGCTCCACCAGTAGTTACATAAACATTAGTACCATCTGTAAAGTATGATAGTAGATATGTACCTGCTGCTGATACTGTAGCTAAGAATGTAGTATTTACTTTTGTAGTTGCTGCTGCTGTTACAGTGTAGCCACCAGTGTTTACTAATAATACATAGCCTGATTGACCTGCTGTAATGTTAGTAAATGTAAGAGCAAAAGTAGCTGTAGGTGTGCATTTAAAGTTGTTAGTAACAGACATATCAAATGATCCATCATTGTCTGTAGTCACTGTACCACGCTGTGATGTTGACCATGTAGATGCTGTTGTAGGAACTGCATAATCTGTGCCAGCAGTTGCTGCACTAAGTGCTGTACCATTTCCTTTTAATACACCTGTAATAGATGTTGTTAATGTGATAGCTGGGGTTGTTGTAGCAGTTGCTACTGTACCTGCAAAGCCATTGGCTGATACCACTGAAGCTGAGGTTACTGTACCACTTCCTTTATTGTTAAAAGTAGTCCAATCAGCAGATGATAATACACCTCTATTTGAAGCTGAAGCTGTAGGTACATTTAAAGTGATAACTGGTGTAGTAGTACCATCAGCTACTGTTGAAGTTAGATCAGTACCTGTTGTACCTAGTGTTAAGGCTGCAACGCTTGTGACTGTTCCACTTGTATTAGACTTACTATTGAAGGTATTCCAATCTGTACTTGTAAGATAACCATTTACGCTTGTAGTAGCTGCTGGCATAGCAATAACTGGTGTAGCTCCACCTGTGCTAGTTACTGGGCTAGTAGCTGTAACTGATGTTACT